TCTCAAGAGCAATCACAAGAACCTTTTCTTCTTTTACAAGAAATGGTCTATATTTAACAGTCGCACCTGTCGAAGGTAACTCCAACTCATAGGTCGGAGTCGCAATTTTTGGTAAAGGCATAATTTACTTTAGCACTTCAGTATTGTTATTTAGTGTGGTTTATATAGGTTCTCCAGTCGCTGCATTTCGTGTAATACCATCTGGACCCGTCATTACTGCTATTCCTAATGCAGTTGCAGCACCAGCAACATCTCCAAGAAAGTCATTACCAGTCATATTATCAACTATATTATTAACTATAGCACCTGCAAAACCTGCTGCATTAAATTTTGCTTGTCCTTTAGGGGTGGTCTGAGGATATGCCAACATCTTATCTAAATTTCTAACATAATACCTTATATAACTCATCGATACTGTACATTTCAATAATGAAGATGTATCATAAGAAACTGGCATAGAGTTTATTGCTAAAGGAAATACTCTAACAAATTCATATTCCATTATATTTTGATGATCTTTTTCAAACTTTCTAACTACCAATCCTTGATCCTTAATATAATCATCAGGATATCTCATCCTATAATCATAACTTTTATCCTTTATTTCACTATCAGTAGCTCCATTATTAGTGATATAAGCCATCCAATTTTCAAAAAATCTTATTGGTTGATATAATCCAGCATCCACATAAAAAGTTAAATCTATTCTATCATCAAATATTCTTCTATGAACATGTTTCTCTGTTACACCAGTTCTATCATTATTAATCTCAAATGTTGCCAAATTAGATCCAGGAAGAGATGTTTCTGAACACATCAATTGAATCTTATCCTGCTTACCAACACCTTGCCATTTACTAGAAAGCGCAGGAGGAATAGGTATATCCACTTCAAAATGAGAAGTAGTTGCTGGTCTTAATAAATTAGCCTTAATGTCAGATACTTTTGCTACTCGTGGCATTTTATAAATACTTTTTGACCTTATATATTATGTATAAGAGATATGGCAGAAAGTATTAAGAGTATATTTAAACCGAAGAAACCAAAGAAATATAAAGGTGATATAACTAACATCATTTGCCGTAGTTCATGGGAAAGAAG